AAAAAGTACTATCTTCTGTGAGTAGGTCTTATAATAACTAATAAGTATAAAAATATGAGAATTTTCTTCTCTTAGAATAATAGTATTTGATTTCCATAAAGTTAAATCAATTGAAGCAGGTGGATAAAGGATTTCTGATGTAAAAGCCAAAGGAGTTGAAGTTTCATTTTTTGTATATAACACAGTAGAGAATTTGCCTGGAGGATTTATTAATGATGTAAAATTAACTACTGAGTTAGCATCAATTTTCATACTTAAAGCTGAACCATCATTTAGGTCTACTCCAGTAAAAGAAGGACTTGACCAACTCCACATACTTCCATATATATAATAATATCCTTCACTTCCAGAATAAGGAACTATCCCATAAATAATATGAATTATTCCATTTTTGTCTACATCTATTTGAACCCCACCTGCCATATAATCATAATCCGTAGCTTGTACATTTCTCTCAGATGTCCATGATCCTGTTTTATTAGTAATATAATAAACTCCAACATCATCACCATCATCATACTCAGACATCAAAGCTGCAATATGAACATACCCATTAGCATCAACAACTATATCTAAATCATTATCATCATCATCCATATCATATATTTCTATTAATTCTTCTTCAACCCATGTACCAGTTTTATTTGTACCGTAATATATATAACCGTCATATATAATTAGATGAACATATCCATTACTATCTACTGTCATTCTTGGATAGGTGTGACTATGATAAAAATGTGGCATTGTTGCTATTAAATCTATAGGAGTACTGAAATTATCTTCAGTTCCTTTTATATACATCATATTACCTCTTGTTACTCCCCCACGGGGATCAATTCCAGGTTCTCCAAAATATATAACATGATATTTTTCATCTGCTGTACTATATTCTCCTCTATTCCCTCCACTCCATGTTGTTTCATCGAATGACGTATCCCATTGTGTAACAGTCCCTTTTAAATCTTTATTATAATATAACGATACATTATTAAGAATTATATCAATTTCAGAAGTTGAATCTATTTTAAAATACCCTATATCCTCTCCAGTCTCTAACTCTATATATTCATCTCCATAAATAGTAAATGCTTTGGCGGTAACCTCTGTAGCGCTTCCTATAACAAACGGTACTGTATATAAATTAGAATCTTTAGTTGGAGTACTTCCATCTAATGTATAATATATAGCAACCCCCGAACTCGAGCACGTTAACGTAATCAGGTCAGTAGGATATACTGCTGATTCGTTTGCTGGTGATATTACTACATTAGATATTGTCATAAATTAAAATTCCTATTTTTATAAAGGAGAATAAGTTGTATAATTGTATAATTGTATTTTACCATTATAAGTTCCTACTGCTTTTACTTTAACTACGCCATGAGGTATTGTAAAAGGAGCAGTATATAAAGTACCGGGATTAGGGTCTGAACCATCTATTGTGTAGTAAATATCATAATCTAATATACTACATGTTAATGCTAAAGTAGTTCCTACTTGTACTGAACCAGGATGTGGATTCGGATATATAACAGGTTCACTAATTTCAATATTACATGGTTCTTCTGTTATGCCTGTTATTGTTGTAGTTCCACTTCCATTTAAAACAGCAATTCTTGATATAGTATCATCATAATAATTACATACTAAAATATTACTTCCATCAAAAGTAATTCCTCTTGGGTCATTCCCAACAGCAACATTATCTGCAATTGTCATTGTTGAAGCATTTATTTTAACTGCAATAGCGTCATTTCTTATAGTAGTCCAAACATTAACTCCATCAAACGCTAAATCATATGTGTAATCAGGAATTACTGCATAATCAAGAACAGTTTTAGAAGATACATCAAATTTACATATTCTATACTCCCCGGCTACATATGCTGAAAACCATAAATACCCTCCAGCAAATAATAATCTTTCTGATCTTATTCCAAATGATCCATAAGACTCTAAATGAATACCATACTGACTAAAATTACCTAATACGCCACTCCAAGCAATCCAAATACTACTCCCATCATATGCTATACCTTTAGCATAATCACCAACTGTAGGTTCTGAAATACCTATATATTTATAACAATTATAAAGACTTATCCTTTGAACTCTATAACTTCCTGAGTCATTAGTATTACAAACAAACCAAAGGTAACTAGCTTTGCACATTTGTTCTGGAAACTTTGATAAAACTGTTCCATAAGCTCCACTAGAAGTTAAAGTTGTACAAAGAAGTTCATTTGTATATTTATGAAGTTTTTGGATCAATGGATTAAAAGAGTCACTACATGAAACCCACATATATTCACCGTCATAAAAAGTATTTTCGGCATTGCTGCCTACAAGTATGTTTTCTATAGAATCATCATCTAAATTAATTTTATCTATATAACCGGTTCCAGTTCCTACCCAAGCAAAAGGAGCCGCTTCGTAATATGTAACTGATGCTTCACTACTAGTTTCTTCAGAAAAAGCTGATGTTTCACCAATCATTTGTTCATTAATATCTTTAAATGAAGCAGTAACAATCGGGGGGGATTCTACATTACAAAGTACTCTTGCTTCTGAAAATGTTTTATCTGTTTCCCAGTCTCCAGTTGGAATAAGATCAATACTATTTGTTAAATCATTTGAAATCCAAGATTCTGAGGTACTATCCCAACTAGTATTATCCAACAATGGAGTTGGTTCCCAAAATTGATCATTTGTTACATCAACCCATCCACTTTCACCATATACTCCAGATGTTACACTTTTAATATTTCCACTAGCAGTAGTCTTATAAACTAAATATATTAAATTATGATACAAACTTGTAGCCATGCTACTAAAAGCAATAATTTTATCTGTATACTCAAGTAAATTATATGAAATCCAATTATTGTTTATTTTAACCGATATTACTATAGTAGACTTATAAATATCAAGGGCCCAGACATACTTACGATAACATGTTATAATATATACTTTATTATTTTGTGTAATTACATTATTGGTTGCAATATCCCAATCATTATTTAAATCAACAGGAGGTAATGTGTGTATATTAGTATATTCCCAAGTTCCTGAACTATTCGAAGTATATCTAATATGATCATCATCATGTGAATAATATGATATATGAACTACTCCTACTTCTATCTTATCAATATCCATATGTACACGAACCCATCTATTTTCAATATCTACTATGTCAGGGGAACTCCAATTCCCAGTATTTCCATAAATATAAGCAATATTAGAAGTATAAACATGTGTTTCAGGAATATATTGAGCAGGTATTATAACAGCAATATGATAATTTTGATCCCTATCTATTTTTGCAACAACTGAAGCCCCCCAAGGGTTTTCATCAGAATGGGTATATATTACTTCTCTTACAAATGCCCCGCTTAAATTTGTTGTATGATATAGTATATTCGATTTTCGATAAAAAATATGAACATAATCATTATCATCTATTATCATATCTACACTGAAAGTTGATCCAAGTGGACCTTCATCTAATATTTCTGTCTGGGTTCCATATTTATAATACCGTAGCTCCCAATCATCAGTTCTTCCACTAAAATACATAGTTCCTGTACTATCATATGCCATTGTACAATATTCTTCACTATAGTCTTCATCAGGAAATAAAAATTCTGGATTTGAATACACCCCATTATTTCCATATATATAATAAATTCCTTCATTACCTTCATATGTTATATGTGTATTTCCATCAATATGATTATATATTATATTTAGAAAACTATATATATCATCAGTAATTTCCCAAGTATATAAAGGACCAACAATTGGAGGTTCTGGATCTACATCTATTATTATAGGATCTCCTGGTACAGAGGTCGAATCAATATAATCACCAATACTTGATAACATAAATTTTGAACAGTCTTTAATAAAAGTAAACGTTGCTGAATATTTAGATACTGCCGTACCACTTGGATTTGTTATTGTAAAGTAATATATTTGCTCATCAGCAGGTAGTAATGTATAAGGAGTTATATTCAATGTAAAAATACTTGAAGTTGAATCAATTGTCATATCATATGTTCGTTCGTTTGAAGCTATTTGCATTTCACATGAACACAAATCACAATTTACCTCAGTACTTGTATAATACAATTCAAATATAGATGTATTATTACTATTAGAAACTATTAAATTAGTAACCGCAAAATCATATGTAGTTTCATAATCTTTAATTAAAGATGGAATTTGTTCAATCTCATACATTACATAGTTATAATTTACCATTGAACTATCTGTATTTACATCTAAATCAAAAAGCGTATAATAATCTGTACCATTAGACGATATTACTGTTCCTCTAGGAATAGGAACTCCATAATAATTTTGAGATCTTTGTTCATTTCTTGTCGGTGTTATTACATTTTCAAACTTTACAGGACTATATAATTGAATATCGTTCAATCTAAGATCTGATCTTTTCAAAACAGCTATAGTATCTGGTTCTAACGGAGAATCATCAACTACAACATTTATATTTTTATAATCATTATTAGTGACTAGATTTCCTAAACTTGTTATTGACTTAATAGAATTACTTCTAATTTCTTCTAATGCTTCTTCTTCTTTTCCATTAAATGCCGCAACTGAATTTGTTGCTGTGTATTTAACAACTTGGGTTGCTCCAGAATCTAGATAGGTATATATTTTTTCTCCTTTATTAATTGTTCCTTCTGCAACATTTCCACTTATACCTTCTGTTTCATTTATATTAACAGTTACCGATGATCCAGCGACAGGTTGTGCTCCTATTAGACCATTTCCAAAAAATAATGTAATTCCATCGGCAGTTCTTCTTGAAACATACCCTTCAATTGTGTCGCTCATTAAATATAAATTATTATACTCTGTCCATGTTTTTACTATAGCATCTCCAGGTACAGTTATACCTACTGATAAGGATGAAACTTTTCCATCTATAGGCACATCAATTGTAACAAATTGATATTGTTCAAGATTAGACGCAAGTTTAAATTCTTTGGATGTAATTTTATATTGTCTGATAGGTAATGAAAATGAGAATGATCCGCTTCCTATAGTTACAGGTAGATAATATTTCTTATTCCCCTCAGTTATTAAAATAGATACTGCTGAATTATTAGTAATTGTAATAGCAGAATTATAATAAGTTACAAACTCTATACTATCACTTTTAAATTTAAATCCTGAAGGTATAGTAAATGTATTTGACGAATCAGGAAAATTAAAATCAACTGTCATTGTTACATTAGAAGTAGCATATGTTGCAGATGATGAATTATACCCAAGAAAAGCTGATAAATTGAATATACTATCAGGTAATTGTGCTTGTGTTAAGTAGAATTCCTTATATAATGAAAGTTGGTAAAATAATATATTTCCTGTTAATGTTGATAATATATTTACTAAGAATAACAAAAATGACGATTTTGTAAGGTCAACATTTTCAAGCTCAAGATATTCTTTCAAGTACATACCGACTTGACTTTTTATTGAATCTCTTGATACATCAATTTGTGTTGAAATAGGGTCTGTCATTTTTATAGAATCCTTACCGTTATATTATCAGATCCAAAATAAATGTAATCTGGTCCATAGGTTAATAATTCAGCTTTTGTCAAATTTGTTAAATCAAAATTGAAAAATATATCAGTTACTGGTTGTAATAATCTACAATGGTCAACTCCAGTCAAACTTTGAACAACATCAATAATTTCAGACCTATATAGAGAAATATTAGACCCGAATCTACTTTGAAATGATGTTAGAACACTTTCTCTGATAAATGTTGCTAACTCTGTATTAGATCCTATATATGAATTTTCTTTAAATATTTCAATATCAAGTTCAAGAGGAATTTGATATTCTGGAATTTCAAGCCAACCATTATATGAATAAATATATTTTGTTGATAAAGCAGTAATCGTAACAATATCGTTTGTTGTAGGTTCTTTATATATCCAGGTGTTTGCAGTTGAATCAGTACATTGGGCTATATAATTTGTATAATCCCCACTTGTTAAAATATATCTATCTCCATCATTAGAAATAGAAGGAAGCGTATCTATTAAATTAATTATTGATACCCGGTTTGTTGTATTATAACCCATATTTATACATTTACCATCTGTATTAGTGAATTTAATATTTGAAAAATCTGTCAGTATTTTATAGTCTTCTAAACTTATATTTGAAACTATTTGTTGTAAAATTTGACTCTCAAAAACCCTTTGGTTAATACCATCATAATAACTTTTCTTTATAACTGGTATATCATAAATAGTAGCAGCCCCTGGTCCAGGAGACCCATATATAATTCTTTCTGAATCATACTCAGATGTAAACAATGAACGATCACCTGTAATTGTATTATTTTGATATCCTGTAATATAAAGTGTATTATTAACAGCCCAAATATCGTTATATTCATTTATAATAATTTCGTCACCATCTGTAAGAATATATGAATTCCAAGTATTAATCCCAAGTTTGCTTTGTTGAATAGATGATAATATAGAATACGATGTATTTGGTGATGCTTCTATACTTTCAAAAACACTCAATAAATAAATAATATCATCTATAATAACCATTTTATTAAAAGATATAGTTAGAAATAAACCAAATGAATCAATAATAGGAGGAAGTAATATAGAGTATATTGTCCAATTAGATGTGGAATCAATAGGAGGTGTTGTCACTCCAGCGCTTCCAGAAGTTCCATATGATAGACTTGATGTAGAATCAAGAACTCCTAATATTAATCTTTCAGAAGTTACCCCTTCATTAGTTGAAAAGAAAGACTTATCATTAAAATCAGTGGCTAAAGAAGTTCCTGATTTAAACGATGTATCTATTGGGATTGTTATATAGAAATTACTATAAAGAACCATATAATATAAATGCCATGTTTCACTTCCAAGATTATCATACCATCTAAAGTATATATGAATATCATTATCAGAATCAATACTAATTTTTGGAGATGAAACAATATCAGTTGATTCAATATCATTTGTAGCATATACAACTTGAAATTTTGACCAAATTCCTGATATTTTACTTGATCGAAATATTCCGGAGGTTCCATATGTATAAATTATGTGAATATCATCGTTTGAATCAACCACAATGTCTATAATATCATACGAAGAATCAGCTGGAGTGCAATGCCCTACTCGTTGTACACCCCCCCATCCAAGATACCCACGGGTAGTTAGATAATTTATATCATCTTCGCTGAAAGCTGCTACTGCTAAATGAATGTCACCAGAAGAATCAAAAGCTATACTTACATTAGATTGTGTATAAAGACTACTAGATGTAACTTCTTCTATATTAAATGAATCTCCATTCCCATATGCATGATATAAAGTATTTTCATTATCAACATAAAAGATATGTTGAATATTAGTGTTTGGATCTGTTTTTGCCCCTCTAAGTTCATAAAAATTAGTTTCATCTATTAATGTAGTTGTTAATGTTCCTACTAGAGGAATATCACTATATAAAGATATGTCACTCAATTCCATAGAATTAGTTGTGTCTGATACAATATCAAAATTTGCTATTGCTTCGTCATTTTCTAATCTCATATAATGGGTTACTTCTTGAGGAACAGCAAACGCTCGTGCACTAACTTGAGTTGTGTTATCTCCAATTATAAACGGGACAGTGTATAAAGTTGATAACTGTGTAGGAGTACTTCCATCCAAAGTATAATAAATATAAACATCGGATGTATCACATGTAATGGTAATGGTATCAGTTGGTTGTATTTCTGATCCATCTCCAGGTGATATATATACAGTACCAACTTGCATGAATTATTATTCTCCTTATAATAAGATTGTATTGTGTTTAATCAGACCATCAACTCCAGATCCTACTGTAATAGTTGTTAATTCGTTTGTTATTCTATGAATTTTTGATAATGTATTTTCAATCCCATAATGACCAATATATATATAAGTTCCGTCCATAATAATATTGTAAGCGCTGGTAGTTAAAGAAATCTCAGTTACATTATCAGTTAAAGGATCAATTTTACACACCGAACCACCCAAACAAACAACCCAAACAAAGGTTCCATCAAAAAGCATATTGTGTGGGTTTGAAGTACCAACAGCTATTGTATTTACAACTGTATTGGTAGAAGCCTCTATTTTAGATACATTCTGGTCATAATAATTAGCAACCCAAATATAGGTACCATCAAATGTCATTCCTACCGGTTCATCTCCAACCATTATTTGTGCAACTCGAGTTTGTGTTATCGGATCAACTTTTGAAACAGTATTAACAGCCATTTGGTGAACATCTCCTGTCCAAATATAACCATCTAAGAAGAAAACCCCATATGGATAGGTACCTACAGCTACTGTAGTAACTGCATGAGTTATTATATCTACTCGAAGCAGTTGATCATTACTACTATCCGCAGTCCAAAGACCGTTATTATCATCTAATACTAATCCTCTTTGCGGAAAAATGTTTGGTAATGGAATATTAACAACAACAATATTTGAAGTTGTATCTATTTTTGATATACTATGACTGTCTATATTAGATACCCAAAGATAGCCATTGTCATATACCATATATTGTGGGGTATTTTGCACATCTATCTGGTATAAAACATGCCCATATATTGGATCTATTTTCAATACACTATCTGTTGATGTGTTTGAAACCCATAGATAGGTACCATCATAAACTATTTTAGATGCATTAGATTTTACAGGTATAGTTTGAACCGTAGTATTTGTAATTGTATTTACTTTTGAAAGTGTATTGCTAATCCTATTTACAGTCCAAATATGTCCCATCTCACCCCCACCGGTTGTATAGTCAATAGTTTTTACTTTAGATGTTTTTCTCCCTGGATGAATTGCAACCGTTTTAACTGTGGTTGTAGAATTATTTGGAAGTGAAAATGGAACTGTATATAAATTACTTTGATTAGTTGGAGTAGTTCCATCTAAAGTATAATATATTGAGTAAAATGGTAAAGCAAGAACTCTCATACTAATTAATTGATTATTATCTATGGTTGCACAATTAGGTTCCATTATTATTGGTATAGCATTAGTTGTAATAAAAGTAGATTTATAACCGCCGAGAGTAAGTTTTCCACTTACATCATATGTTTCAATATTTACTCTATAAAAACCATCCCCACATGCCAACAGTATACTTTCCCCGTCAAAACTCAAACTTGATGACCCCGACCCTGACGTATCAGAAAGTAATATAGTGTTTACAATGCTAAATGTTTCAGCATTTATTACAGTTATAGTATTAGTCAGAAATCCATTTACATACATATAAGTTCCATCATATTCTAACGTATACCCTGAATAAATATTAACACTATTAATTACAGTTCCTGTATTAATATCAAATTTAGAAATCCAAGCGTCATTTAGGCTTGATGATGTAGAACATGAAAACCACAAATATTCTCCATCAAATATCAGACCAGTAATAGCGTTTTTAATAGTAGGTCCATCAGAATATGTACTTGTTACTGAACATGTAGTAGTATTAATTTTTACTAAAGTTCCAGGATTATCCCAAGAAAACCCTATACTAGCCCAAATATCAGTTCCATTAAATATAGGACTTACAACGGTAGATTGTATATCAGGATCGTCTATTGAATCTACTATCCAACTACCGGGCGCTAGAGTTCCATCTATTTTAGCTATTCTAGTTGTAGTAGATGTCGAATAAAACGAGAGCCATAAATAAGTTCCATCACTTACCATATATGCTGGATTCGTCCAATCACCAAAATCTTTAGAACCGGCTGACCCCCCACTTACATACCTTTTGTATAATCTTGCAAAATATTCATTAATATGAGACACCCAGAACCATTCTCCATCAAAATAATTATGAGCTGGTTCTGGTCCTACATCAAGAAGCGTAGCGATATTTGTAGTAAGATCTATTTTTGTAATAACTGGGTCTAAATTGGATGTATTTGAAATCCAAGCATAGTCATGTGGAAGTGAGTATTCAATTGAAGTTATATCACTAGGTAATACTGGGGCTACTTCTGAATAACTTCCGATAGTTGATCCATTTGAATCTTTAATTATGGTCTCATTTCCATATACATCTGTTGTATAATCGACTATTGCTTTTGTAGGTCTAAACTCTGTTTGCCAATTATTTATAGGAGTTAGACTTATACCTTTTGGTGAATATGTATCCTCTGATACCCATGTATTAGAAGTACTGTCAAAACTACAAATAGTGGAATCTGGAGCCCAGTAATTAGTATCTGTTAATGAAACATATCCTGATTCCCCGAATACCCCGTAAACTAGAGAAGAATATATTACTGTAGAACCAGGATTATATTTACAATAAACAGCATGAATATTATTTATATAAAGATCCATTTGCACACCAGAATCAGTATATGTTCTTCCTGTTTCATTTTCTTGATCCACAATAGAACTAATAAATTGACCTGAAACATTATTACTCATAACCATTTTGGCAGCTGTAGTTGATAGACTTGTGTAATAATGAAGAATATAAACCGTTCTATTACGACCTATTTTAAATGAAATTTGTTTATAAGACCCGGTCCATTCACTTGTATTATTTAAAGGATCAATTTGGGTAATAGTTTGACTTACCCATTCACCTGTCACATTTGTGGCATAAATTAAACTATTTATAGATGAATGAAATCCAACCATATGAAGGTTATTACTAGAATCAAAATCAATTCCAACCATTGAAATTGACGAATTAACAATAGCAGAATAGTTTGTTGATTCCCAAGTACCTAAACTTTCTATAACTGTTGTATAAGCATTTGTTGTTGTATTTGGTAGAACAATATATAAATTTCCGAGACTGTCAATTTTGATTTTAGGTACATATGAAAATTTATCAGAAATAAATTTGGTTACCCATGATCCAGTTACATTTGTTGTATAGTAAGTCCCATAATTTATCATTAAAGTTGAATTATACCCATAAAAAACCGCATGAATATCACCTTCATTTAGACCTGTTATTACATCAAATCCTCTGTAACTATATCTATCGCCCACACTATTGTGTATTTTATACCCGGGAGCTAGATCATAAGCATCGGCAGAATAACTACCATACCCATTACCTTTAATACCTAAATAACCAGTTCCACTCCAACCAACATAATATATATTACCAAAATCATCCAACATTATTTTGGATTGATATTGCATATTAGAGCATCTATAATCTCCGGCTGTAAAGGAATCTTTATTTCCGCTTATATGATAACTTCCTTCATTTACATTATCATCAATATACACTATTTCAACTTTACCAGTAATAGAATTAAATATAATATTATGATCTAGATGAGGATCTGTTTTACTATAAGTATCTTCTTCAATAACCCATGTATAAAAAGGAGAAACCGAAACAGGATCAAAAGATTCAACTGGAATATATGGATCTGTATATTCAAATGTTGATAACATAAATTTTGAACAATCTTTAACAAATGTAAAAGAAGTAGAATATTTTGAAACTAATGTGGATGATGGATTTGATATAGAAAAATAATATTTCTGTTTATCATCAGGGATTGTTGTATATGGGTCAATTTCATATATAAATGTTTGCGAGGTTGAATCATTAACCATATTATAAGATGTTTCATTTGATACAATTTGCATTTCACAAGTACAATTCTCAAAATTTGATTCGGTACTTGTATAATATAATTTAAAAACTGCTTTAGAAGCTGATTTAGAAACAACTAAATTAATAACATATAAACCATAATTGGTATGTGTTATTATTAAGGATGGGATTTGTTCAATTTCATACATTACATATTTATATTTAGCAATTAAAGTAGTATAATCTAATATTAAATCAAAAAGAGTGTAATAATCAACATTATCTGTTGTTACTATTGTCCCTCTTGAAACAATACCCGAGTCGGTACGATCTGTATAATAAGTATTTCTAGTAGGTGTTATTTCACTTGAAAATTCAATTGGACTATATAGTTGAATATCATTTAATTTTATATCAGATCTTTTTAAAACTGCCAGAATATTTTCTGATAAAGGAGAATTGTCAACAACAACATCAATATTTTTATAATCATTATTTGTTACTAGATTTCCTAAACTCGTGATATGTTTAATAGAATTACTTCGAACTTCTTCATCCGATTCTTCATCTTTTCCACATGTAGCTGATACAGGATTTGTCATAGTATATTTAACTGCTTGATTAGTTCCTGTTTCTATAAATGTATATACTTTATCTCCAGATGTAATAGAATCAGCATCAATATTTCCAATAGTTCCTTCAGTTTCATTTATAACTATTGTTATATTAGATCCTGCAGAAGGTTGACTTCCAATTAAACCATTTCCAAAAAATAATCTTTTTCCAAAACTTGTATTTCTTACGACATACCCTTTGGTAGTTTGATCTAAAAAGTATAAACTATTATATTCAGTCCATAAAATAGTTGCTGCATTTCCTGGTTCTGAAATAGTTACATTTATAGATGTAGCTTTTCCAGATAAGGGAACATCAATGGTTAAAAATTGATAAGGTTCAATATCCAAATCTATCTGAAATTCTTGTGTATTTGTTTTATATTGACGTACCGGCAATGCAAAAGAAAAGGTTCCACTTCCTATTGTTACTGGAAGATAGTATTTTTTATCACCTTCTGTAATTAAAATATTAACTTCTGAATTACTTGTGACCTCTACATCAGATGTATAATAAGTTACAAATTCTATACTATTACTTTTAAATTTAAATCCAGATGGAATTGTAAATGTATTTGAATCGTCTGGAAAATTAAACTCAACAGTCATAACAACATTTGTAGTCGCATATTCCGCCATGTTTGAATGATAACCTAGAAATGCAGATAAATTGGAAATACTTTCAGGAAGTTGTGCTTGAGTTAAGAAAAATTCTTTATAACCGGAGAGTTGGTAAAATAATATATTTCCTGTGAGTGTTGATAAAATATTTACCAGGAATGATAAAAATGAGGAGTTTGAAAGATCTACATTTTCAATTTCAAGATATTCTTTAAGATATGTACTAACCTGTTCTTTTATAGAATCTCTTGATATATCAATTTGTGTTGAAATAGAATCTGACACTTTTTATATTATCCTTACCGTAATATTAGAAGAATCGAAATAAACATAATCAGGGGTATATTCCAATAGTTCATCCTCAGACAAATCACTTATTTCGAAACTGAAAAATATATTTGATGTAGGTTGTAATAACCTACAATGATCTATACCATCTATACTTTGAACCGTGTCAATTATTTCGGACCTGTATAAAGCAAGGTTTGCTCCAAATCGACTTTGAAAATTATTTACAATAGCTGTTTTAATTGTGTCTGATAATGTAGTATTAGAATCTGCATATGATGATTCCTTGAATATCTCAATTTCAATTTCAAATGGAATTGTATACTCTGGAATTTCAATCCAACCTATATCTGAATAAATATAAAATTTATTTAAACTAGTAACTTGTACAATATCATCAGTTATAGCTTCTATATATGTTCCAGATGTTGAATCAGTTGCTTCGAATATATAATTTTGATATGTTCCAGTAGTTAAAATATATCTATCCCCTACATCCATTCCTGTTGGGGCGGAACCTCTTAAATTAATAACTGAGGTTCGAGTTGGGGGATTGTATTTCATATTTACACAATTTCCAGTAGTATTTACAAATTTAAAATTTGTAAAATCTGATAACATTCTATAACTAGTTAATCCTAATGATGAAATTATAGGTTGTAATACAGAACTTTCAAATGTTCTTTGATTAATACTATCATAATAACTTTTCTTTATTACTGGAATATCATATATAGTTGTTGTATCTGTCCCGTCATAATTGGTATTTGATAACATGAATCCAGAACAATCTTTGGCAAATGTAAGTGTTGCTGAATATCTAGCCATATCTATAGATGATGGATCTGTTAATGTAAAGTAATATAATTGATCATCTTCCGGAATTGTGGTATATAAAGGAAATTCATATGTGAAAGTACTTGCAGTTGAATCATTTGTCATTGCGTGAGTAATTTCAGTTGAAGCAAATTGCATTTTGCAAGTACAATTTTCATAATTAGTTTCTGTACTTATATAGTGAAGTGTAAATACCGCTTTGTTACCAACTTTAGATACAACAAGATTACTTATAATAAGATCGTATTGTGAAGAATAACTAGTAATAAGTGTAGGAATTTGCTCAAGTTCGTCCAAAATATATATATATTCAGCAACCGAATTTAAAATATCAATGTTCATATAAAAAATAGTATAGTAGTCTATTGAATCAAATGTTATTGTTGTTCCACGAGGAATAAAAGTAGTAGAATAAGGAACTTCATAATAAATAGATCTTGTAGGAACAATATCACCATCAAATTCAATTGAACTATATAAATTAGTTTCATTTGTTTTTATATCAGATGTTTTTTTGACTGTAAGAGAATTTGCTCCAAGAGGGGCATTTGGAATTACAGTATCTATATTTTTATAATTATTTTCAGTTACTAATCTTGTTAAACTTGTAAGAGCAGCAATAGAATTACTTCTAATCGCTTCTAGAGATTCTTCGTCAGTTCCTCCAGTAGCTGAAGATGGATTTGTTACATCATAACTTACTAATTGATTTGTTCCTAAATCAATTGTAGTATAAAGACGTTCGCCTGTTCTAATTGATCCGGCTATTATATTTCCATTAGCTCCTTCTGTTTCATTCGTTGTAACTATTAATGTTGATCCAGCAGTAGGTTGAACCCCAATTAAATTATTTCCAAAATATAATCTTCTTCCTGAATCGGTTCTTCTTGAAACATACCCTTCTGATGTTTCATTCATAAGATATAAACTATCAAATTCCGTCCATATTGTTTCTGATAGATCAGTTGGATCTATAAATTTTACTTCCATTTCAGCAACTTTGCCCGTCATAGGAACATCAATTGTAACAAATTGATATTCTTCAAGATAATCATCAATCTTAAATTCTTGTATAACTGTCTTATATTGTCTTAATGGTAGAGCAAATGAAAAATCCGAACTACCAACATCAACGGCTAAATTATATCTTTTAGTTCCTTCTGTTAATACAACAGTTACACTTGAATTACTAGTTACAGTAACTGTCACTGTATAATAGGTAACAAATTGAATTTCATTATCTGTTTTAAATTTAAACCCAGTAGGAATTGTAAATATATTGGTTGCATCTGGAAACCCAAACGGAACGGTAACAATTGCAGTTGCATTTGAATAATTTGCATTTGGCGAATTATAACCTAGAAAGGCAGATAAATTAAAAATACTTTCGGGAAGTTGCGCCTGTGTTAAAAAGAATTCTTTATAAACAGACATTTGATAGAATAATAAATTACTTGTTAGACTTGATAAAACATTTACTAAAAATGATAGAAATGACGATTTCGTAAGATCCACATTTTCAAGTTCAAGATTATTCTTCATATAGGAAATCAATTGCTCTCTTATAGAATCTCTTGATAAATTAATCTGAGTTGAAATAGAATCTGACATATATTATTCCTTTTATATTAAATAGAAACCCGAATTGTCGTCATATAGATGTTTTAGATTTTCCCGTAATAGACTGTTTTTATATAGGAGCTTTGTCATAAGTGCGGAATCTTCTAATGTATGAATTGTTTTATCATATTCCATAAAAGCATAAGTATTTGTAACTTGAACATCAATAGCAGAAACTTTTTGATTTTCAAATGTTTTTAATTTAATTTTCCAAAAACGTCTTTCAGTATTTACTGATATTTCAACTCCTTCCACTATAAATAATGGATATGTATCATCTGTTGGATTTAAATATTCTTGTTCTAATTTGACTATATCTCCCGGGTATGGAGTTATTCCATATGTACTTGGCATTACAAAGGAGGTTTCATTTACCTTATGGTAACCTGTTTCTTGACCATCAAATACAGTACTAACTTCTTCTGGAAAGAAAACAGGAAGTAATAAAATTTTATTTCGTTTTATTCCACTGAGATCAGTACCTGTTCTTTCATAAGAACCACCAAACAAATCAGTATCGTCCCAAACGGTTTCATCTTTATCAAGGTTATAATAAGTAACTAAATATGCAACGGCAATTTTGGAATAATAGTCATAAACCAAACTTTGATATTCATGAATGTAATCATAAATACGCTGAAATTTTTGCATATTTATCTCCTTGATGCCTTCCAGTTAGCTTCCTTTTGTTTTTGCTTGAATATAATTTCTTCTTTCGTTTCTTTTAATTTAACCGCTTTTAAAAGTTTGAATAATTTTTTCTGACACTTAAAAGGAGTTTTAGTTTTACTACATTTTTTAATTTCACCTTCTACCCATTTCACCGCCCATTTAGTCGCTAAATATTTACACTTCCTATAACATAATTCTTTATTTGAAGATCCTTCCTTTTCACATCTCATTCTACACTTATACATATTTATATCTGTTGCATATAAAACAACAGCTGTTAATCCCGGAACAGGCAATAACAAACTTGCTGCTGCAAGTCCCATAGTTAAAAACTTTTGTAATTTAGGATTAGTTTCAGGAGGTTCTACCTCTTCGATTAATTTAGCTAAGTTAATTTCTGAAAGATTTGTAACATAATCGTATAATTCTAAGTGTTCTTTAAATGATAATTTATTTCGTATTGAAGTATTATTTGATATTATTTCTAATAAAGAATCTCTGGTCATTAGTTTCTCCATAATTATCTTTTGGCCTTTCTTTCTTTTTCTTGCTGTTTTCTTCTTTTCTCATCTGCTTTAGCAGTTGCTTGTCTTAAATTTATTATCTCTGATTGTAATTTTTTAGACCATTTTATATATTGTTTTTGAAGTGCTTTAGTACATTTTGGTGGATTTTTGGTTTGACTACATTTGTTCATTTCTACTTTTATATCACGAACTATATTTTTAGCAGCAGTTACATGACATTGATATTTACATATTTGATTTTCTGTACTCATCGGCATCTTTTTAATGCATGCCTGCCAACAAGGATCAGTTACTTTTCTAAATAAATAATAAACAAAAACTCCTATTGCGGGGGCAACCAATGCTGTTGATACAGCTCCCATAGCAGCTACAACTCCTCCTGCAATAGCTGCCATTCCATATTTTAACATTTTTTTAAATTTACCTTCAAAATCTCTTATTCCAAATTCATCTAATATTTCACCTTTATTAAAAACATAAGATACAGCTTCTTCGTAAGTCATTTCAGTTATTGTATTACATACACCAACATGTTGCTTAAATGTAACATTCTCTTTTAAATGGGTACTATTAACAGCTATATCAAGAAGAACATGTTTACAAGCTTCTTCTAATAATTTTTTATCTATCTCTGTCATATTAATTTATCCTCACTCAGTAACTTCCATAAATTTAAAATATAGAGATTCATCAATTGTAGTTTTTAATTCTCCAGAAGTTCCTTCGTAATCAACTGTAATGCTCAAATTAAATCCTTTTTGATTTGTAAGAAAATCAATAGAAATATCTTCAATTGTGGCACGATCATCAAACAAAGTAATTTTAGATTCAATCTCTCTTTCAATTTTTTCAGATGTCATTTCATCAGCAGGTTCAAATATCATCTTATATAAATCACTCCCGTATGTAGGGTCATGATCATAAGTTCTGAGAGGGGTTAATAAAATATTACTCCACGAATTTAATATTACTTCTAGATTTGTGACTCGTTTAAAATCACCGGAAGATATTATAATAGAAATATAATCAGCAATGTTTCCTTTGGATCCTATTGCATTTTTATTAAATCTATCTAGTAAATTAGCCACCTTTTGCAGCCTCCTCTTCCATTAATTTTTTCTTTTCTTCCTCAAGAGTAGACTTCCACTTAAGGTAATCAGAAAATGTTTTTACGGGCATCATCATAGTATCAATCCAGGATTGTTTACTCATTTCCATACAAGAAAAAACATTATCGTGTAAAATTTGCCTATACTCAGCTATTTCATTATGCTGAGTGGATTTCACGAAAAAAGTTTTCCACCAGATCTATATTTAAATCTTCCTCTGCACCACAAGAAGGACAAAAAGTTTTCATCTTTAATTCAATACCATACTTACCAAATTTTTCTAGGTATTGTTCATGGATGATTCTTTTGTCTTTGGCAGGCAGAGTCAAATATGCATCAATAATATCAGTTTTTTCATTGTACACTTTTGGTTCTGTACTTTCAGGAACATCTTCTTCAAAACTATCAATTATTAATGTTTCAATAATAAGATCTGTATTTGATCCAGGTCTAGATGAAAGATTTCTAAGCGCTAAAGTTTCATCTTGAAGGGTAGGTTGTTTTAAAACTACGGAAACCCCATCAGTAATTTTTAATGGAACTTTAACTTTTTCCGTAAGAATGTTATCGCCTGGATATGGATTGAAATTAAAAGTACTTGAAATTTCAATATTTATAGGGAACTCCTTATTACAAGAACCACAACGTACATCGTAATTTCGTATCTCACCATATGTAATATGATATAATCCATATAACAATGCATCTCTATCTTTTAATGTAACATTTTTTAAAAAACTTCCAAAGTCTTGGATTCCTTCAGGTTTTACAGTAATTGATTCAAACAGACATTTATTTAAATGTTCTGTGATTTTAGTTGGAGTCATAAGACTCCCTTTCATTCTTTCCTCTTCTTGTACATTCAATGATTTGACATGGAATGACAATTTTGTCTGAGGGGTGATAACCTCGTATTCGGGATACTTCACATTAAATCCTTTGAAAACCATTAGTCTATCTCCTTTCTTGTTGTTTTATTTTATCTTTTTGATGCTTCTAATTCTTTTGCTCTTTTAGCTTTTATTGCTGCAACATTAGCTTTTTTATTTGGACCACCTGCTTTTTTAGCTGCTTTAATTTTTAATCTTGCTTTATAGATCGCTTGATCTCTTTGATTTTGACATGCTTTTTTACATGCTGCCGCTTTAGTAGATAATGCAATTCGTCCACATTTTTTAGCACAAACCCCAAACATTCTGTTATATGGAGTTATAGCATCTTTAGTATCCTGTGTCATTGCTTCATTAACTGCAAATCTATCTCTTACAATTTCAGATGCTTGTTCATCAAGAACTTCAATTTTTCCATCCAATAGAATAACCATTAGTTGTTCTTCTGTAGCTTCATGTTGTATAAACTTTAACATTTGTAATTTAGCAGGCTTACTCATTTTTGAATCAACTACAAAACCAGCTGCATTTAATTTTAAATCATTAATATTCATTATTAAATCTCCTTATTTGTGTAAAATAGGGGTCCGTAGACCCCATTTGTAATTTGTTTAACCTGCTTGAGTTTCGCCATAACCTTCAACTTCTGATTTAGCTGACATAAATGTTTCTGCGAATGTTTCACATTTTGCTTTTACCCAAGGTTCATGCCATGCATAATCTACGTTGAATTCGATTTCTACATCTAATCTTCCTACTGTTTCAACATCACTTGTAAATAGATCTTGAGGATCTTTACCAGGAAACATACCATCGTAACATGCATAATATTCAACAGTTTTTGCATCCGGAGCTGTTGTCCAGTAATACATCATACCTGCATATGTTTTCTTTGTGTAACCATCACCACTATCACCATCTACCAAATCAGTAACACCAGTTCTATAGTCACGAATCATTTTTACCCATCCATGCATAATATCAAGAATAGGAGTTTTGTTCATTTCAAGAAACTTAATTGAAACAGTATTCCCATAATCAACATTGCCGGGCACACTCCATTTGACTCCTCCCAACCCTGTGAATTCTACTTTGTTAAGAGTTCCACCCGGAGGTGTTACACCTAAACAAGAAGCAGCAAGAATATTCTTAACTTCTGCTTCACTTGAAATTCCACTAATACCTTGTGATGTATATTTGATAATATCCGCAGGTAACTTATCAAACCAGATAAAATGATATCCAGAAACATAAGGATCTGCTACTCCTACGGATGTTCCTCCGAAACGTCTAGTTAATATATTGGATCCTAACTCTGCAAATGAATACTTCATTATTATTTCCTCCTGTTATTTCAATGCCTAACATTGTTTTATCGCTAACTTGTACGTGGAACATTCAGTACCAGATTTATGCCCATATTTATAATGACATTCAATACAACATGATATTGCATAATCTGGGTCTAAAACAAAAAGTGGTTCTAGTTTTTTTGGTCTTGTATGATGAACATGTTCTGCTTTTTCACCACAGTAAATACATTTATAATTATCTCTTTTTAAAACTTCACTTCTGAATGTTCTATATTCTTCATCTGTATAATATTGTTTTTTACCTTCATAAGTTCCGGATTCAATTTCAAAATTTTTTATTATTTGATTTGTTGATTTTCCAAAAAGATTGCATGATTGTTTACAATCTTCTGAACAATAAAAATACGCTCCTCTTTCAATATTTCTCATCCTTTCATATAATTGAGTATATGATGGAGTAAACCAACCATTATTTTCTTTTGAATTATTACATTTATGGTTTTTACACCTACATTGAATATCTCCTGTTTCAGGATCTTCTCTTAATTGCTCCACTTTACAAAATAATGGATATTTTTTATTTAGAGATTTTAGAGTATGTTTTGCTGAAATACTCATTTTCTCCTTTATTTTTAAAGTTTGTTCTCTTCCATATATTTCTTCATAAGTTTTACCTTTCTTGTTAGATATTTGCCCTCTATGAGATTTGGAAAATTTTTCTCGTATTTCTTTAGTTCTCTTCAACCCTGTTCTAGTTTCAGCACTTCTTCTTATTAGTTCAGGACAACTATTAGACATTCTACTACAACATAATTTTCCATTTTTAAGTCTATATTGAGCAATTAACCCACACCCATATACGCATAATTCTTCAGTTTCAACCGTTTCATTAGTATATGTTTTTTTAATTCCTTTTGAACTACCTTTCATTTGTCATCCTTCTTTTTGTCTTCATCTTTTGATTCGGGGTACCCTGGTTTTAAAACTAATTTCTTTCCAGTATGTACTGAGTCCATTGGGAATATAGACTCATCTTTTTGTAAGTTTTCAAGATAATTCTTTAGAACATATTTAACCATATCACCTATTCCTTAACTTTATTTTTTGTTCTAAACTTATAGTAGGTTTGTTCTATTTATAAATAAAAATGCTATATATATTAATTAGTGAATGAAATGTTTAGTTAAATTAAAGGAGATAATAAAGAAAAAAAAGTTATAAGGATTGAATTTGATAATAATACAAAAGAAGTAATTCTTAAAGTTGCATGCCTAACCGGGATTACTTTTTTAAGTTGTATTTTTTTAGGATGTGTAATGTTTGTATTCTATATTGTAATAAATTAATTTTTGGAGGTGAAAAATGAAAATAACTAGAGAGGAAATAGTTGAAAGACTTTGTGATTGCGGTTATGATACATACATAGTTGGGGGAGCTGTTCGTGATCTTTTACGAGGAGTTCCCGCAGATGATGAAGATGTTGTGACCGCAGCTTTACCTGAAGAAGTAGAGAAAATTTTTGAAGGGCATAATATCAAAACGGTTGGAAAATCGTTTAAAGTGGTAATGGTTGATGGAATTGAAGTGGCTACTTTCAGAACTGATAGATACACAGGATTATCAGATAAACAAGTTGAAGTTCAAGTAGCTGGGGATATTCTTGAAGATTTAAAACGTCGTGATTTAACCATAAATGCCGCAGCATTTTGTCAATACACCGGTGATGTTGTGGATCCATATCATGGGCGTGAAGATTTACAAAAACGCGTTATACGCTTCGTGGGGAGTCCTGAGAAGCGAATATTTGAAGACCCGAATAGGATGATTCGAGCATGCAGATTCAAAGCGTTAATCAATGGAACATTTGAAGAAAAGACAAAAGAAGCACTTATTTACTTTGCCCATTTAATCCCTGATTTTGTTGATCCAGAAAGAATCAATAAGGAGATTATGAAAACTATAACAAGGATCAAGAAATCATCTCGTTTTTTTCATGCCTTATATGAAATAGGTGCTCTTGAATATATATTTCCTTCTTTAGATGATTGTTATGCTTATAAGGATCATGGTAGATGGCATGAAGAATCAGTAATTGACCATTCATATATTTGTGGTGATAATCTTCCTATAAGAAAACCTCTACTGAAATTAGCTGGTTATCTTCATGATGTTGGAAAACCTGGTGCATGTTCTTGGAATCCAAAAACCAATGATTTGCATTTTCATAGACATGCTGAAAAAGGAGCTGATTGCCTTAACGTTGAATTAAAACATTTAAGATTTTCAAATAAAGAAATCAAATATATAACAACACTCACTGGAAAACATATGAGAAATTTCAAAACACCTAGAGCAACACGACGAACTCTACAAATGTTAAATGAACATGAAATTTCTTGGAAAGAGTTTCTTCAGTTGAAAATGTCAGATAGTCTTGCTAACTCGACAAAAGGAGGGTATCCTAAAGAAAAGATTAATAAAATTGTTCATAATATTATGTTTGAAATTAAGAGAAAATCCCCTAATAAATTCGGCGATTTAGCTATCAATGGAAAACATATTATGGAAGTTACAGGGTTGAAACCAGGTCCAGAAATAGGAAAAATCAAAACTATTTTATTGGATCTAGTTATTCTTAATCCTGATTGGAATGATTTTGATTTATTAACTCAAATAGCAGTAATATTAAAGGAGAATATATGAGTCTATTTTCTGAATATCAGCAGGATAACGATTTTGTAAATGCCGTTTGTGATATTGCGGAATCATTTGAAAGAACTTGTCGAAGGGTTGATTTGCTTTTGGATCTGCAAATGACAAACGCAAAAATTGCAATAGGAATGTTAAAAGCCCAAGCCGGTGACGATTGGGAAGACTTTCTAAAAGAAGCCGGAATTGAAGTTCCGAAGAAGGATAAAAAATAATGAAAGTACCTGAAGGATTCAAAGTAATTAGTACATTCGTAACTGGATCCCACTTATATGGAAATGCTACTAAACATTCTGATACGGATGTTCGTGGCGTTTTCATCCCAACAGAAAAATATTTCTATGGGTTCTTAGACAAAGTAGAACAATTACAAGATAAGGACGGTGCTGATGATGAATTATATGAAATAAGAAAATTCTTATTTTTAGCATTGAACAACAATCCAAATATTGTGGAATTTCTTTTTATTCCACTTGAACAATGTTTAAGTTATACAGAAGAGTGGGAAAGAATTATTAACGTAAGAGATCATTTTATATCTACTAAATGTAGATGGACATTTTCAGGATATGCTCATTCACAATTTAAACGGATTAAACGACACAGATCATGGTTATTAAATCCTCCCAAGAAACAACCTGAGAGACCAGACTATGGACTTCCTGTTAATCGTTCATTATTACCTAAAGAGCAAATCGGAGCATTCAATAGATTAGTAGCTTTATATCTAGAGCAAGTAGGAAAGTCTCACCCATTAAGAGAACAACTTGAAGAAATGGAAGAAACAGTTGCTTATATTGATGTTGCTCAACATTTAGTTGATGTTGATTATAACGCTTTAAGAGATGTAATTCCTGAAGTGAGCGATAATATGTTACATACACTTGAAAGAGAAAAGGCGTTTGCTAATGCTCTAAAAGGGTGGAATAATTATTTACAATGGAAGAAAAATAGAAATCCAGCAAGAGCAGAAATGGAAAAAAGGTTTGGACTGGATACAAAACACGCCTCCCACCTTGTACGTTTATTTTCGGAATGTAAAGAATTACTTACAACCGGAAAAATAACGTTTCCACGTCCAGACGCTGAATTTTTAATTGCTATAAGAAACGGAGTTTATACATACGACCAATTAATGGAATTTACTGAGGATTATGACAAACAACTTGAAGCGTTATATTTAGATTCTCATTTACCAAGAGAACCTAATCGAATTAAGATTAATGAATTATGTATAGATATAATTAAACGTAATTTAAATTCATAATGTATTCACATAATGTGTGCTGCATGTTAGAACAAAAAATAAAAGGAGATAATTCTAACATGCAGAAATATTGTGAATGTGGATGTGGTAAATTAGTTAAAAAAGATAACCGTTTTATACTTGGGCATAATAGAAGAAAATTACCTAAAAAATTAAAATTGTGTGAATGTGGGTGTGGTAATAAAACTTCTAAATCAGGAAACAGATTTATTATGGGTCATAATAATAAAGGTAAAAAATTAAATTTAACTGATCAACAAATAACCAAAAAAAAAGAAAAAATAAAAGAAAGTTGGAAAAATTCAGAAGTAAGAAAAAAAAGAGAATTAGGAATAAAAAAAGCAAAAAACACTAAGAAAGGAAGAGAAGATAATAGAAGAGCTTCTAAAATAGCAAATGAAATAATTAAGAAAAAATTAGAATCTGATCCAGAATATAAAAAACATAAAAAAGAACAATGTAAACAAGCAGCAATTAAATTATGGAAATTTAAAAGGGATCATATGTTAGACGTAAGGAAATCTCAATGGACTGAACAATCAAGATCTCGTATGAGCGAAATAACTAAAAAGAGACTTGAAGATCCAAATGAAAGAATCATTATGAGAGACAGAGGAATAAAAAGATTTTCTGATCCAAAAGAAAGGGAAAAACAATCTAACTGTATAGCTCAAGCTTATATTGATGGTAAATTTTCTATGAATTCTAAATTTAAAACTGGTTATATAAATACATCAATAGGAAAAATTTTTTATCAAAGTTCTTATGAAGAAAGATTCATTTATATTTTAGAATATTTTTTTAAAAATCAATGGAATAGAAATTATACAAAATTTCCTTATTTTGATGGAGAAATAACTAGAAACTACATTCCTGATTTTAAAATTAATGATGCGATTTTGATTGAAACAAAAGGATGGTTTAATAATAAAGATAAAAATAAAATGATAAATGCAACAAAACTATCAAATATAAGTGTTTATCTTATTTTTGAAGAACAATTAAAAATATTAGAAAATTTAATGAAGATCAATACAAAACCTTCATTTGATTATTTTCCAAAAATTGAAAATGGGATAATTTATAATTTGAAAGGATAAAATGAAAACAAAAAGAGATTTTGTAACAAATAGCTCTAGTACTTCTTTTATAATATCAAGTACTCCTGATATTGATATTGGAGAAGTTGAGATTATGGTTCCGATAAAAATAAAAACTCTCCTATCTGAAAGTCTAACAAATGTCGTTGAACTTAATAAATATTGGGATGAATGGTACGGAACTGAAATAGAAACTGGAGAAAAAAGAAAAGACGATGAACAATATCTAGAACAACTAGCAATTATTGAAAAAGGTGGCCATTTACATATTATTCATGCAACTAATGAAGGAGAACCAGAAGAAGCTCTTATATGTGAAAGAGGAATATTTCAATCAGATTTTAAAGATCAGGGTGTTCGTGTTATACAAGGCGAAGGAGGATTTTGATAATGTCTTTATATTACCGAAGATTATCTAATCTTTTTAATCGTGGTATTGAAAAACTTGAAGAAGATAAAAAAAGATTAATAGATACCGTTGATATGTTAAAAGAAGGATGGACTCCAATAGATCTCTTTTATTTTAGTAAAGAAGAAAGGAATTGTGAATTCGATGAACAAAATGATGAAACGAATTATAGTTGATCCAAACACAAAAATGGTAATTGTTGGAGAGTTTGATAAGTTTTTCAAAAATAAAAACTATGAATTATTTTTCAATACCAAAACAGGAGTTGAAGTTTTAAATCCTCTTGAAGGTAAAAAAGATCCTTTCATGACCGAGCTCCCTACAATGTGTGATGTAGGAATTATGGGGCATTGTAAAAACAATTGTAATTTTTGCTATCAAGGGTCAAAAGTAGAACCAAATATGAAGATAGAAGACTTCAAACGAATCATTGATCAAGTTAAACATCATGCTTCTCAGGTCGCTCTGGGAGGAAGAGGGAACCCAGAAGACCATGAGGATTTTGAAGAAATAGTTAAATACGCAAGAGAAAACGGAGTTGTTCCTAACTATACTACTGCTGGAAATAATGTTAATAGTAAAATAGTCGGTATAACAAAAGAATATGTAGGAGCCGTAGCTGTTTCTATGTACGATAAAACTTTTACATATACCGCTTTAAATATGTTTATGACCGCTGGGTGTAAAACAAATATTCATCAAATATATTCAGCTAAAACTCATACTGATGTAATGAAACTGTTTCGTGGAGAAAATGAAGTATATAATAAGTTTGTAGATCTAGAAACATTAAATGCCATTGTTCTTCTTCTGTTTAAAATGAAAGGGAATGGTAAGAATTTAGTTACGTGGGTTCCTAATGAATTTCAAATTAAAGAATTGGCTAAAGAGATTAATAAGACAAAACTTTCTTTTAAAATAGGAATGGATAGTTGTCTAATTAATAAAATTCAACCTTATGCCGAATTAACTCCACAACAGGAAATGTCAATAGATACTTGTGAATCGAGTCGAATGTCAGTTTATATCACACCAGATATGAAATTAGTTCCTTGTTCATTTGCTGATCATGATACTCATTCAATAAGTTTAAAAAATACAACAATTGCAGATGCTTGGTTAAACGGAGAAGGGTTTGGTAGATTTAGAAGAATTTTAAGCGAAACTCCTAACTGTTGCCCAGCACTAATGGAATAAAAATGAAAAATACAGATAGTAGATTTCTCAGTTATGTACTTCGGCACAAACCGAAAGCGATAGGTTTAAAACTAGATGAACATGGTTGGGCATCTGTTGAAAGTCTACTTGATTGTGTTAACTCACACGGGCGTAAATTAAATCTTTCATCACTAAAGGAGATTGTTAGAACTAATAATAAAAAACGATTTTCCTTTAGTGATGATGGATTAATGATTCGAGCAAATCAAGGGCATTCGATTGATATAGATTTAGGACTTGAATCAAAAACGCCTCCTGAATTTCTATATCATGGTACCGCAGTCAAATTTATTCCTTCTATTAAAAAATCTAATGGGTTATTGTCTATGAATAGAAATCATGTTCATTTATCTCATGAAATAGAAACTGCCAAACAAGTTGGAACACGACACGGAAAGGCTTTAGTTATGACTATTAAAGCAGGAGAGATGAATAATAATGGATATAAATTTTTCTTATCTGATAATAATGTGTGGTTAACAAATCATGTACCATTAGTATATATTAAGGAGTATTAAATGTTATCAAATAAAAATATTATAAGAATTGCTAAAGGAATTGTTTATTTATTTTACTTGATTATAATAGGTTTAAGTATGACGTATCCTGATTCGAAACAAATTACAAATGGAGCATCCTTTTTAATGATTTTATATACAGTATCTAGTGTTATATATGGTTTCGGGTCTGCATTTTATATGGATTTTAATAGTGATTATGAATACTTTGAAAACTTTGGTAATTTAATAGAAATAGGACTTGAAACCAATATTGGTTTTATTATTGGCTCCTTCTTTATAAATATTATTATCGGCTTTTTATTAGCTGTAAATGGTTGGATGCTAACTTGTACAATATTTATGGGAGGGTTCATAATCCTTTGTATAACTAATTCTATTATAGGTTATAAATTCAAAAGCTATCAAGAAAGGTGTTAATTTTATTATATGCCAGTTTATGAATTTGAATGTCCTGAATGTGGTGACATTAAAGAGGTCATCACAAACAGGATAAAAGAAGAAACAATTATATGCAATAAATGTAAAGTTCAAATGAAAAAAATAATTTCACAAACCAGTTTTACTTTAAAAGGATCTGGTTGGGGAAGGGATGGGTATGAAAGCAAAAAATGATTTTATAACAAATAGTTCAAGTTGTTCATTTGTATTTCTTGGTCTTGAAGTAGTCAAAAAAGTTAACTATAAAATATTACTAACAACTCTTTATGAAGATCAGATAGATGAAATTGAGGCACAATATAAAGAGTTAAGTGAACCTAAATTGTTTCTTGATGAAGATGATTATAAGAAAATTTTTAAATTCATTACTAGATATGGAGACATCAAAGTTTCACATAATAATGATATTACCATTTTATCTGATATAGAAGATGGAGCTCCGGAAGGAAAAACACTTGTAGGGTTTGGATTGATGGATATTGATGATTGTGGTAATCCCGAAAAGGTTTCTGGTTATGACTTATCCAAAAAAATATTGATATTGGAAAATTTAAGAGAGAAATTAGGTCTTGATGAACCTGCCAGTATATACGGAACTACTAGAATGTGTTAAAGGAGTAATATGAAAACTAAAACAGATTTTGTAACTAACTCTAGTTCTGCTAGTTTTATTTTAACTATTGAATCTGAATTAAATGATATAGACGAGTTTGAACATCTATTCAATAGGTTTTTAAAACGAACTGATAGAAATATTAAATTTTACAATCCTCTGACAATAGATAAAAAATCAGACGGTATTTTCATTATACGGGAATTTACTTCTATGTATAATGATTTTACAGATATCCCTGGTTATTTTAGAGATTTGATGGTGTTATCATTTATTCCAGGAGAGTTAAGTAACTACAAAATTAAAAATATTAAATTTAAAATTGATGATGATGATAATTGGGGGAACAACTATGACTAATTATCATGATAATAGTTATGATAGAAAATCATACCATGTTGGGGTTGTGGCAATTCCTCATGATTTTGAAATTCTTGATTATATGTCTATTAGAGAACTTTGCGAAATATTTCCAGTTAAAGATATTAATATTGATCAAATAACTTTTCTTTTGAACTCCTTGAAAACACAAACAATATGGGTATTAGAACCTACAGATAAAATAACCCCAAATACAATTAAATATTTTTTTCAAATTTTAAAAGATCTAAATCTAATGATACATTATGTTGATGCTGGGAATACAAATGATTTTATTATTGTAAATATATTATCCCCAGCATTGCAAGAAGAGACTGAAAAGGCTATCAACCAAATAGTACAATTGGAGGCAGCATAATGAAAAATGTACTCCTATCATGGTTATGTTTATTAATTCCTTTATGTTTAGTTGCTCTTTCATTTTCAGGAAATGAATTTGGATCATTAATAATTTTATGGTTTAAGTTAGTTTAAGATTAAACTTCTATATATATTAATATATGAGATAGAAATTTATTAACTTAAAAGGAGGTACCATGAACAATTTATACATGGGTAGTGCTCTTATGGGTAAATCCCCGAAAAAAATTGAAAAACCATGTCTTAAAGATATTTTAACAATTATCACCTTTTGCATAGGCATCACTGGAATAATTATCATAGTTGGTCTTGTTCAATCGTTATAAATCTCCGAATGCCGTCGGAGAATTCCCGAGTGAATAATGAGTCGCTTAGCGTCTCAAAAGTCACTCGGGAATTTTTTTGGTTAATTACACGATAAAAAAGTTCAGCTCTACTTTTTCAACAACTCTAGTAGGATTAAGAGTTACATTCACATGAAAAGTTTTCTTTTTCTTTTCATATTCTGTGGCTCCAACTTCTACACCATAACTATAAAGTCCTCTACGTTTCTTAATATCTTCCAAGAATTCAATAATACCACCACTTACCAAGTTCCAGGTAATAGCATCATTTTGTTCAAAAATAAAATAACGGCAGTATTGTTCAAGAGCTCTCTTACAATAAAGAACTAATCTTACTATATTTAGATCTTGCATAGCACTTGCTTTTGATTGAGATGTTAACTGACCCCAAACAACATAACCAGGGTTAAATTTAACAATCGGATTCAATTGTTTCAAGTACATTTGATCTCTTTGACCTAATCTTGGATTAAATCTTAATTCTTTAATTGAATCAATAACTCCTCTTGTGAAACCAGCAGCCGCATACCAAATCTCAGCAACAGCATCGTTTCTAGGAAGTAGATAAGACATATGATAAACAGGTGAAAACCAAACATCTTGACCTGTCCAAATATCAAATACCTTATTGTAACATTCATACATTGTACAGTAATAGTTATTAAAAGTATGTGTATCATTTCTTGAAGTCATTGCGGTAGTATAACTTGCATTATCTCCATTATCCATAATAGCAACACAATCTCTTCTTGTTTGAACTAAAGAACTAATTTGTGTTTTAACATCACTTGGATAACCACAATCAAATACCAATGTAAAGTATAGATTTTCGTAGTCTAGAATATCTTCATCAACAGTTCCAGCATAAGCACTTGACAATAATGTTGTTGCTTCAGCGGTATCAATTGATCCGTCTGCTTGTAATAATGCTCCGTCAGAACCTTTTTTAAATGGAACAGGTGTTGCTGATGTAAATGCGCTTGCAACATCAGAATATGATTTTTTGATTTTGTAAGTAATATCTGAATTAATATCAAATGAATTTACAGCTCCATTCCAATCTTGGGTAGTCATTTGTTTGTCGTCATAAACAAATATAATTTCTTCAGTAGCAGCAGTTGTATCATTTCCTAACCAACCCCAAATTTTATTCCCTTTGCCATCAATTGCAGTAACAACATAATTAGCAACACCTACTGTATCCTCCCAATCAGAAAAATCCTGTTTGTTATCAGTAAGAGAGGCTACACCGTTTGTAATTGTTGCACTTAAATTAACAATATTTTTATCAAATACTCTAGCAACAGTTTCATAACCACCACTATAAGACCCATCAGCTTTAGTCATGATACATCTTAAAACAGATGAATATGTATCTAGAATATATTTGATATAGATTGAATCACCAGCTGAATCCATTGCTGTAGGATCAAATGAAACTTCAAAAGATTCAATAATTACATCGTCACCATCAGTTTGTTTTTCATAGATGTCCATTACATAAATACCATCAACCATTGGGTTTGCGTATTCTGTAAATCTAACACCTAAACCATTATACCATACACCTCTACCTACTGGATATAGATAAGCAATCGCTTGACTAGAAGTAGTTAGGTCAGATTTGAATTCAGATGTAGCATTGATTGTATCAGTATAAGTTATTGAAATAGTTCCTGTTGTATCCGAATTAGAAACATCAATACGCATATTAGCAAATTGGGCATCATCTGGAAGACATCTCATGAAATATAAGCTTCCACTTTCTCCCAAAAAGTTGTATGCGCAGTAGGCCCCTTGACCATAATTTTTACCATAAGTAGCTATGTTTGGTTCGCCCCATTTTGAAATAAGTTCTGATCTTCCACCTACAAATGTGATTTTATTATCAGGACCTTTTTCAGTTAGAGCACATATCATACCGATTGTACTGGGTACTGCTTGTACATAGTTAGAGAGATCTATAATTTTTGTATAGACTCCCGGTGAGATATTAGCCATTAATTTTTCCTCCTGTCAGTTTTTAATTTATTGTTTCTCTAATAGTCTATCTCACCTTTCAAATCTATTTTTTATATAAATTGCCTTAGTAACTTAAAAATATAAATACCAGATAAATACCAATCGTCTACTATCTGTCTTTACAATAACTGGGAAAGTAACTCTACCAAACAACCAAAAGTCTCCACTATATCCAGCTGAATTATCACTTGCTAGATATAATCCTGCTTCACTCAATTGATAACCATTTCCATCGTATGCTGAAATTGTAGTAGTTATATTTACTACCAACCACGCGTTATCATTAGCAGAATCTTGTTCAAAAGTTGTAGTATCAAATGGATGTTTATAATATTTACCATCTCCTCTTAAATCTCCGCAACTAGAATCGCTTTCATTTATAGGTATCTCGTTTGCTAATGTAAGATCACTATTACTTGGAGGATATGGATTATAAGGATCTGATGGATCAACTCCACCATCTCCTAAACCAAACCAACAAAGATAATCAGAATGATCTACATTGGTATTTGAATTATTCAAAGCTAAAATTCTTTCAGCTATATATTCTCTCGCTTGATATAAAACCAAATTATTTTTTTTGTTTATAAGAATTTTATTACCATTATCATCAACTTCGTATATTTCTACTCTTCCCTCTGGTTTTCTTTTTCTTGTGATGCCTTCCCCACCAGAGCAATCATCAACAAGGCACTTTTCTCCATAATTATCATTTATATTAATAATAAGGTCTTGAGTTTCTTTCATAGCGAGATATCCCTTTATCTTTAGTTAATAAAATCTACCTTTTATTTTTGTTCTTAAAAATTGAATATATTGGAAGGTACTATATATATTAATAAGTGATATAGAATTGTTACCCCCAACTATAAAAAAGGAGTTATTTTATTATGAATGATGTTGATGTAATTCAGAAAAAGTTTAAAGTAATTAGAGGGTATCATTTTATTGATACAAATAAAATAGATACTAATTTCGGTGTAGGAGAATATCAGCGAGATGTAGAAGCTGCTCATATTACTGGAATTGAAAACAGTATGCGTATAAATGGTTTCGAACTGGATAAACCTGCCTGTTTAAATCAAGAATTAAAACCTATAAAAGGTAGACATAGATGTATAGCTGCTATAAATTTAGGTATTAAAAAAATACCTGCTATTATAGTTGAATATGTATCATATGAAGAAGAAGCAAAAGCTGCCATTAAGGAATTAGATACATCCCATGATTTTCCCAGAGTTCAGTTATGGCATGCTATGCATGAAGCAAATAATCCAATTGCAAAACTTATATACAAATTAGAAAATGATAGTAGTAGTTTGTTGTTTCAAAATATTGCTATCAAAGGTAAATACACTCCAAAAAGCAAATTTAGTATAGGTTCTGTAACAATGATTATTAATTCAATGTGTTTAGATATTACTAGTCATTGGTCAAGACTATCTGATAAGAAAGTAACCGAAGGTTTAGAAAAAATCTCATATGCTCAAATAAGAGGGAGAACAAATATATTTTTAAAATGGTTTATTGGCTGTTTTGGAAATAAAAAAGATAACCCGTTACCTTATAATGATAAATCAATAAAGGCATTTCTGTTGATATTTAACAAACTTAATGAACAAAATTTGTTAAATACAGATACAAAAATGAAATCATGTATAAGAAAATTCAGTCACCGGTCTTCAAGTTTTATACGAACAGCAGATACAGATGGAATTCAAGCTACATATCAGAAAGTATTTAATAAAGGTAAAAAGACAAAACCATCAATGCTTTCATTTCTAACATAACAACGGAAAAATACGGGTTTATCAATTAAGATAAACCCGTATATTACCCACTTTTATTTTTTTTGTTATTCTAAAAAGGTTCCACAATTAATACAGAATTTTGCATTTGATTTTGAAACTCTTCCACATGAAGAGCAAGTCAATTTTGTTTTAACAGTTATAGGAGTTTTAACAATTGTTCCCCTGGTTGTTTCTCCTTTGAGTATTAAAACAATTACTTCAGAAGCTTCTAATTCTCCGATACTTCCATATCTAAACTGTTGGTTAATCTCAGATCCTTTGACAGTTATTCCTTCATCAACATCCGGAATTGCAGAAATAGGAGCGGAACTACAAGAAGCCGTAACTACAGAATCACAACATGAAGAACCTACATGTCCAACTGGTACATCACCAGTTGATGAATAAAGTGAATTTACTCCTCTAATAGTTCCAGTATTATCATTACTTAAATAGTGATGATTATAATAAGTATAAGAAGAAGCCCCAGTCCAAGTTATTGATATTGGATTAGGTTTTTCAAAAGCAAATTCAACTCGAATCATTCCATCATCAATATTATCACCTCTATGATCCTGAATTTGTTTTGTTTTTTGAATGAATTTGAATTTATTTTTAGCAACGGTACCGGTAATGAACCCTTCCAACTCGGATTCACTATTTCCGTCTATGATCAATGATCCTCCTACAATGTCTGTATCATCAACACTGATTTTACAAGAACATTTTCTGGAATCAAGATTCTTTACTAGAAGGGAATATTCAGATCCGAAAGGAAGGGTTACAATTCCATCTCTTTCTCTGAGAATTTTTCCACCACATTTGACAACTATAACAAAGTTTTTTGAATACACCATAATCACTTTCTCCTTCTGAGGGTCTGGACTACAACCTCAAATTTGCTTAAAGTCCATTGGGTTATAAAAGTGGGTAAAACTGTTAATCTAACGCAGCTTTTATTTTCACACCGCTAGATGTTGGTTTTATTGTTACAACAACTCCACCTATTTCTGTAGGTGGATATCCTTTAATTTCACTATAAGAAGGATTTGCATCATTACTATATGTCTTTAAATAGGTTCCGCAAATACACATAGTCTTAGGTTTACTTACAAGTTTACTCCCAACAAGACCTAATCTCGGAATCTGATCTGTTTGTTTTCTATGAACATGACCATAAAGAAAAATATCAGCATCCCAATGCATCAAGTCTTTTGAAAATTTAGTTAAATCTGCTCCCTGTGTTCTTGAACCACCACCCCATCCATGATGAAGTCTAATTACTACCGATCTTCCTCGTCCGCCTTTTCTATCTGTCAATATCAATCTAATAAGTCCTGAAAACCCCAAAAATTCAGTACCTAACGATTCACACATTCGCCTAGTAGGATTGGTTCCATATTTTTTTGTTATTACATCTTCGTGATTTCCAGTTGCCATACATATAATTTTATCTTTATAAGGCTCTAAAAATCCAGTCATTTTTTTGATTTGTGTATCAATCACAGCATCCCCGTAAATAAGATCGTTACTTTTTCTATATCGTGGGTCAGTTGGTGAAATACATTCAATTAAATCTCCACCTCCAATAAAATATGTATTTTCATCCGAATCTCTAAGATAAGATAAAAACTTTTTTGTATCACAATTTACCGAACCATAATGTACATCAAACATAGGTTTAATTTTTATTGTTTCCCCATATGTATAGGGAATACGATATGTAACAACTACCATACAAAGACCTCCATATTTAAAGTTATTTAAATATTTGTTCTAAGTATTTGGAATAATATCCTTAAATTTAGAAGGAATCTCATAGAGTGAGAATAAAACTTATACGTTTTCTACAACAATATGACACTGATCTGATCCAGCAAGACAGTCAAAAACACCATCTCCATCAAAAACATCCTTTCCAGTTTCTTGCACAACTAAACTAATTTTATCTACTTCAATTTGACTTGTTCCATCCAATTGAGTTATAAACCAAGTCCCTGTTGAGTCAAGAACATGATATGTATTTATATTAGAAGTTCCATCTGGAAAACAAAAAAGTCCATCATAGTATAAATCTTGATAATATATTTCACAATCATCATCATCAACAGCACCTATATCATAATAAGAACCACAGTCATATGTTAATCTAGGTTCTAAGGAAACACCGCTTGTTGAATCACTGGTACATGTTAAAATTTTTGTTTGACTTGTTTCGTCAATTATCACCAACGTTGTTCCATCCATATATGAGACAGATGTTGTATCAATTTCTATTTGATATCCTGGACAACATCCAACACTTCCACCTGTTAAATGATCTACAATTGTATCGAATACATTTTCATCAGAATCATCACCAACTCTAATAGAACCTGCCAATTTATTTTCAACATCAATTAATTCAAAATCAATCAAACGACTTCTATAAGGTTTAAAGAAATCTATAACTTCTCCAAAGTCTTCACTAAAGGAATTCATTCCCAAAACCAAATATGCCATATTTGTGAAATCTTCACTTATTTCTTTTTCAATCCAATCACCTAAATCTCTTAATAAAGATGATAATGTATCTGATGGTTGTGATTCATAAAATGTATTTATCTGAGTATAAAGAGTTGGATTTATTGTATTTAATAAAGTCTTTGCCGTATCTTTATTCTGTAGGAAATTACTTGTTTCTGGTCTTGTAAATAGATCATAATATTGAATTAATTTAGCATCTCTATCCTCTTTACTTGTGGGAGGGGTTGATGTAAGAGCATTATGTTCAGCTATAATATCTGTATATACTACATTTGTTCCGTCATAACATTTAAATATTGTTGGGCCACTTTTTCCTGTATCATATAATTCATTGAATATATAAATACAACTCAAATATAATTCTAATAATGAAAAATTTTCACCAAGTTCACTTATAAGAGCTGTATCATCAATTATAGAACCAGTACTTATAAATTCATCATATTGATCTTGACATGTACGTGCTAATATAGGAGGGATAACTTTCAGTTCATAATTAGGACGAATTGCAAAATAAGGACTTTTTGAGGGAAGATTTATTTTATTAGTTCTGTCTAATTCTAATATTTGGGATTCAGTTAAAATCCAATGAGGGTCATTAGCAACAATGGAAGAAAAGGGAAAATAATGTACAGTTTTATTATTAGAATTTCCAATTACATATTGTCCTTTAAAATGAAGACTAGTATCTGTAGCTTTCTCTAACCAAAATTCATAAATATCAATATTATTAAGTTTATAATATTGAAGAAGTTCAAATATGGATCTTGGACTTCCTTTTATCTTATATAGATTAACTAGATCTAAAAATAAATTTACTTTGTTTTCATTTACTTTATTATCAGGAACAGATAATCTTACAGAATGATCAAACCCAAAACTTCTAAACAATTCGTCTAGATGGGAATCAGGAATTGAAAATGGGTCAGAAACTGTATCTTGTGAGGCGGTTATTGTTTTTAGAGCTGCATACCAATCAATCAAAAATGATTTTAATCTTGTATAATCATCAGAGGAAAAAGTAAACTGATCCATAGTGGTATTGAAAAAATTTTCAGATTTTGTTTTTTCGGATTTAGCCAAAGCTTCTAATATTTCTGTAATATCAGTTACTTCTTCCCCTTTTACAACTCTGAATATTTTCCATAAATCATCTATTTTAAACATAAATTAAATTCCTCTAGCAGAAATTATATTGAAAAACATATCTAAAACATAGGTTTCATACATATTCTCTAAAGTACTTTCTGCTGATGAAACCAATACTCTATTATTAAAATTATCAGTATTTTCATAAATTTGTAAATCTAAATAAAGAAAAATTAATTTTGACAAATTACTTGAAAGACTATCATAATTGGCATATAATACATCAGATACAAAAGTGTTGGAAGTAGAATCTATTATTGTAACGGATGTTGAATCTATTCTATATTGTAAAAGTGTATCTAATAAAGTTAAATCATCATCAACTAATGTAAAAATATTTGAGCCAGTCGTATCGTTTGGAGCTATTTGAAAATACTTTGCTGACATTGGATACACTAAAAGTCTACTTTTAACAACACCTGGCCACGAACCTCTCGATGTATCTTCATAATATAAATGTTGATATTCAATCTCTTCATATGAATCATTAAAAAGCATTTCTATAAAACTATTTTGCCCCATATATATTTCACCTATTGGGGATGGAAACGGAACACCATTTAAATTAACAGAGGAATGTTTAACGAAATAATTAAAAAAATACTGTAACTCTGGTACAAGAGCAGTAGATGCTAAAGTCATTTATTATTCCTCTTATATTTTTTAATCCTATAAATCTTTTTTCCATATTTTAATTAGATCTTTTGTAGACATCATATCTAACATATGAATAAATTGAACTTCTGCAGGATAATCATTGAAATCAAATTCATTTATATTACCTACGTCTGTACTCCATCGTCCTGAATGAAATCTTATCATTTTAACCATAAGATCAAATTCTTTTTCATTTAATATTTTTAAAAATGTAGCTTTATTTGATTGTATTAAATCTGCCATTAATTTATCATGCTTCCCATTGGTGTGAACTTGACTCCCAAATTTGCCGTATTTATACAAATCATGAAATGAAATGGCAAATAAAAACATATCAGCATTAGATGTTTTAGATTTAACATCGTACATTCTAAATAATTTAACACATGCATACAACATTTCAAATGTATGTTCAGCATTATCAGGGCAGCTACCATCTTCTTTTAAATGATATTTTTTAGTTGAAGATGTTGGTAATTCCCAAATATTAGGAAGCATTTTATTAATACCTTCCCATAAGGAATATCCTCTTTCAGACATATTTTCTTTTAATAACTGTTTCACATTTTCTGTGTAATTCATTAAACATGTTCCTTTCATTTATAAGGCAAATAAAATCAGAGCTGCAATAGTTCCAATATAACCTATTCCGATCATTGTTTTATGTACAGCATTATCTTGAGCATGTAACTGTTGTTCATGCCTATACGAATTTTCAGAATCAATCCATAATTGTCTATATTCTTCAGCCTTAGCTCTTTCTAAAGCTAAATACTCTTTTAAAGCATTTATATTATCTATATATTGATTAATCAATATTTCTTGATGTAATGAAATATCCTTATACATTTTTTTAAGACCTAACTGAGCGATAAATTTTGCATATTCTGGTTTTGCTAAAACAAGATATTTAGCATTATTAATATCAACCCTATCGAAATTTTCATCAACCCATATTTTAATAGGTTTTTCAATTTTAGGTACTTTAGATAAATCCAGTTCATAAGAAGGAGTTTTTTCAAACTTAAGTTCTGGCATTTTTTTTGGAGAAAATGTAGGCGACGAAGCACATGACACCAGGAAAAATGTGAATATGATAAGGGATATAAAAATCATAAATTTTTTTATCTTTACCATAAGTCATTCTCCTTTTCAACTAACTTAACAAAATCATCTTCTTTCAATGTCTTGATAATTTGTTTGTTTGCTTTTGCCTTTATTTTTTTTATTTTCTCTCGAGTTTCTTCTGCTAATATTTCATTTTCCTCAATCTTTTTTCTTATGGGTTCTTGTTTCTTTTCAATATTAGCTACTTTTTGTTGACCCAATTTTTGAGTCATTTTATGAACTGCATCTAAAGCAGCTCCTTTTTTACCTATACTCTGTGTCACAAAATAGGCAATCGCAGCTAACCCACCGCATCCCAAGAAACCATATAATACTGTTATTGCTCCAGACATGGTTTATTCTCCTAAACTTTTATGTTTTTCGAATCGTCGTCAGATTTCACCTTTGTTATTTTAAATCCTTCTCGCAGGGCGAAAACAGTACTTATCACTCCACCATTAACTGCCGCCCATGTATCACCATCCATTTTTCCAGCATATACCATCATTGTAGATACAGTTAGAAGAGCAATAATAGTTAGTACTTTAACTGATATTAAAGTTTCAATTATTTTTTTAAATACGCCTGTCCACCAACCATCTTCATACATAATATAGGTCTCCTTTTTTATTTTTGTTCTCAATAACTATATATATTAATAATTGAAAAGAATGTTTTACCACAATTTTAAAGGGGGATATATGTCCAAAGAATTATGTGTTTTACACCCGCTGCCAAAAATATCAGATCTTGTGTATGGTATTCTTTCTATTCACCGTTCTGTTTCAGCTTTTGCAGCAGATCAAAATGTAGTAAGATGGGATGTAGGTAAGGGGGGATTGATTTACACTCCTAAAGGGGGGAATGAAGTTTTTATTACCTGGAGAAATTTTAGTCATAATAAATTCAGAAGTAAAGTATCAAGATATTTAAAACCAATTACATTTAAATTAAAAAAACATGGACCTTTATAAATTGGAATTTATAAAAGGTAAGAGATACGGAGCTATAATTAAAAATGATGAATCCATAGGAATAATAGGATTCGGAACTTGTATTGGGCAGAAAGCTCCTAGAAAGGTAATTGGTCATAATTCTCGGTTATTCAAGTTCATAGATGTTCCCTGCTCTGGAATAGAACTTGATAATGGAATAACCATCTTTACATGTGAATGTGACTGTATTGAAGAAGAGGATATTATGAAACTCCAGTGTCAACTATGGGAGTTAGAAGGTAAAGATATACATCCTATTTCAGTTAAAAAACTAAGAAATAAAAAATAATGGGCCTAGTTCTCATTATTTTTTTTGTTTAATACTTTATAAACTTCTTTAAAAATCTTTTTAGGTTCATCAGATGCAGCTTTTATTTCACATTGTTCATAAATTATTTTTTGAATAGGTTCGCTCTTAGTTCCCATATAAGTCATAAATTTATAGATATCTTTTTCAGTGATATTATTAAGATTAACTTTAGGTTTAGCTTTTTCAGGAATAACCTTTTTAACTTCCTTAACAACTTTCTTTTTATTAGTTGATTTTTGAGGTTTACTTTCAACTAATTTTTCTTTGGTATATTTATTTTTCTTTTCAGCAACTACTGTATTAACACTAATTTGTGGAGCTTCTGAAACAATTTCATTATCATCTTTTTCATATACTTTAGCTTCCATTTTAACAGGATTTGCTACAGTAAATTCCCCTTCCCACGGAGTTAAAAAATGCCCATTCCCATTAACTTCGAGTTTTCCAGTTAATATATCACCTTCTTTTAATTCAGTATTAACAACTCCTGATAAAGGAGGAATTTCAACTGAGATACTTTCAGACCCAAATTCTACAGGAAACCCATATTCTACCTCTTCAATTTCAAATCTTAAATATCCACTTAACATATCTGGATTAATACCCGATAATTGTATCTCAAAAGTCAAAGGTTTAGGATTATTTATATTAAGTTTTAACATTATGTATCTCCCCATTTTTTACTGATTTAACTATTATAAACTCATTTTGTCTTTTATTTTTTTGTTCTTCTTCGTACACCCCTTTTACCATGATCATAGGTGGAGATTCTTCGTCTTTTTCAACCTGTATAATAGCTCCACCACCACCGGATGTACCTACTGCTGGTTGGAACATACCCATAGTAGATATTGATACAGACATAAATAATCTCCTATACGATTACCTGTGACCAATTAGTAAATTTTCCAGGTCCATCCCCAGTTGATGTTATGGTATAAGTACCTATTATATCGCTATCAGTTCCTACAGAACCAGCAGCTGAATAAATTCTAACTCTAGCAGAAACCAAATTATTATTTTCATCGTATACTGGAGTATCAATGAAAATATTCTCATGTAAAAGTCCTACTATTCTTTGTAAAAGAGAATTCTCTGTTAATACAGAATTTATATCTTCAACAAAATTTTCATTCCCGGATGCCTGATATCTTTCAGCATTTACCAATGTACCCGATCCATCTGCTAAAATTGCATAATCTTTTGTATAATCATAGGTTGTAAAGTCATAATAGTAAAAACCATCTCCAAGTTCCAACATGGCTTCTCCATTAACTTCGATTGTTCCAGCTGGAACTTCCCTTACAGTTACGGTTGTTGAAAGACCTGTTTTAGGAACTCCACTTTCTGTAAAGAATGATAAAATATACATTTACTAACTCCTTGATATACTTGTTAAATTCCCAACTCCATCATATATAAATGATTTAGTCAAAGTTACCGAATCAGAGTTTCTGGTTAATTTACTTGATGTTAATTGAGATGAAGTATTATATGATAAATCAGTAGTAAATAATTGTGTACCTTTTCCAGTATCGGTATAATATTCAATTGTTATTAAATTTTCACTAGTACTATCATAGGTAAACTCTTTATATACGTTAATGTTAAGCGCTTTAAATGCCATTTCCATTTCAAGAGCAAGTTTTTCACTTTGAGAATATACTCCACTCCCTCCACTTGCTCCGGGTGTTGGTTTAGTAAATATTATTCCCATATTACATCAACCCCGGAATTAAACCTGTTTCTTTTTTAATTCTATTTATAACATACGCTAAGGATCCTTCTTCTGAAATATGATCAGATAAAATTTCTCGAAGTACAGAATCTGCTATATTTTGTGTATTAATTAAACCAACACTATTTACAATGGTTGTTCCTGTTGTATTATCATTTAACATTCCTGTACCACTAATAATAATAGACCCAGCGGTTATTGAAGGTTCTAAATTTACTTGCCCAGCATGTAATCCTATACCTATTTCAGATGTTGAATCGGAAAAATTTGTAACTGTCACTACTCCAGAATAATTAGGCATTGCCAAACTTTGACCTGATCCACCCATATTAATAGTTATTGGATCATCTTGATCTATAGTATAACAATTAGCAAACACAGCATCTTCATTTCCATTCAAAGTAATAACTCCTATCAATCCAGATTCATGAATATGCCCATTAACATAAGTTAAATTTCCAGCAATACATTTAGTTATATGAGTACCTCCATCCAAGACTCCTGAAACATTACAATTTTCAATAGTTATATTTTCACATTGAGCATTTGCAGAAATAACAATAATAGTATTAGTATGAGATTTACCTATTAATTTAAATCCTGTTATATTGATATTACTGCCAATTGACATACTTGAAAGAATTTGAAGAGCATCAAACCCTCTTTCATTTGCTATATAAACTGCATCTACAATATTATTAACTGGAAATTCTCTTGTTCCTGAAGGATAGGCAGTTCCATACAAAGAACTATTTGAATCTACCCAAACAGCATTTTGATATGAACTATATTGAATTGCCTCAATGTCTTGAAATGTTGAAGAAGATGAACTGGCACGAACTATATAATTATTAGGAGAAGGCATTATTGGATCCATGGCAGCTCCATTCGAATCAACAGCAACTAAATTTCCACCAGAAACATTACAAAGAGGATTTGGATAAATAGAGTATAAATCTCCATCCAACCATGTTTGTCTAGTTCCTGCTTGAAGACCAAAAGAAATCAAAGAGGTTGAATCAGTTACATCAATAACAGTTTCCATTGCAGCAGTCGTATAATTAAAAACCGTACACCCAGCATAAATTACACTATTAATAAAATCTCCGCCAGTTGCAGTTAATATATTTCCCCTTAAATTATCCATCGTACAAATGCCAGTTTCTAAAGGATCTGGTCTTGCTTGGAATCTAAGTTTAGAATTAATTAAGTTTACAGTTATTCCTACAGAGACTCCACCACCTAGATCTTCTTTACCAGAAGAAGATAGAAAATAAGGATAATACATACCCATATTAGAATCTTCATAAGCTCTAACTAGATCAACCAATTCTTGCATTGTAATTTCAGTAGTCGGAGCTAAGACCATAATTATTCGTGGATTTAAATTAGGATATACTAATATTTCAGCCATTTTTTAATTAGTCCCTTTCAATTTTAATCTGTGATTTCATTTTCTCTTTTTGTTTTTCAATTCTTGCTTTTTCCTCAATAGTTTCAATCATCACATGATATTCTTTTATAGTTTCTCTTTCCCGATCAATGGCATCCTCAAATGTTTTGATATTTTTCTTACACGCAAGGATGCCATTTTCCAAAGACTCTACACTAAATCCACTTTCCATTAATAATCTCCTTATGGTGTTATAATAGTATCTTCCGTACGAATTACTGGAATACTTTGATTCGATGTAGATGTAGCAACAGTACCATCAGAACTATATGGTTTTATTTTAGTGGCTGCTCTTGTGTTTCTTACTTTTACTCTATAATAAACAGTTGCTACAAAAATAACTGATACACTTTCTGTGGCAGCTGTAGCAACTTTATCAATAAAAGGAACGTATATATTATCAACAGATGTAATATCTTTAGGAACACAGTTTATTTCAACTGCATCTCCAACTGTATTTCCTGCAATACCATCACCTTCAAGTGTTAGGACTGTATCTGAATTTACAGTTTTAACATATCCAATTAAATCTTCTGTTCGGTTATAAACTAAATCTCCACGTTTAACATCTGTATTAAACGCTCCACCTGAATATTCAACTTGAGTATCTGTATTAGTTCCTGTTGTTACAAATTCAACAACATTAGCTAAGTAAAATATACTACCATTCCAACCAGAATATCTTATTTTATATTCAGTTCCCAATCCATCAGGATCGTCAACTAATACTAATGATCCTCCAGTAGATTTACCAGGTGTATCCTGTGTAATAGATCCAGAAACAACAATATTATTTTCACCTGTAGTAGTATCACTAGTTGTACAATCATACTCATCTTTTTCAATAATTCCACCAGAAGTTGCAAGACGAAATACTGAAACTCTATCATGTAATGCAGATGTTTCAGCACCACCATCAAGTCCAGTTACCTCAATAATAAACGCTTGTGGTCTTTGTTTGGTTCCACCTTCAATAGGTGTAAGGATAAATGAGTTTTCATCTGTTGTTTTCCAATTATCAAGAAGAACACCACGAGCACCAAAGAATGTTCCTCCAGCGAATGTTCCTAATGGAGAAGCGGTTTTTGGAGCGAAAGTAGAAGCTGCTAGATCAGGTGTGAAAGTAGCACTACTATCATCTGAATCAACTTGATATCCAGTAGTGAATGTTCCTCTAACATCTCTAAGAAGAATTACTTCATTTGCTGAGTTGTAAGAAATAACAACTCCTGTTGCTCCTGAAGTTGCTTGAGTTACACTTTCTCCTTCGGATAGAGTATTAGTCATGGTAGTTGTTTTTAAATATACTTCACCACCAATATATCTCTCGCCATTAATTTCATCAAGATCGGAAGTTGTTTCGCCATTTCTTGTTGCATATTTAATCCATTCATATACTTCTGTTAATGGATTAGCTTTACAATCAATAGTAATAGCATAATCTTCATCTGAACCATTATCATCAACATCAAATGTAACAGATGTAAATGAGATAGTAGGTGTTGTGTTATTAGTAAACCATGCTGAAGA